ACCTGCATGCCCATGCGTGACGTAATCGAATGGCTCGAGCGCCAGGCCGATATGCTCCGGGAGTTCGGGTAATGGCGGAAGCTGAAACGGGCCGCCCCAGCGAATACCGCGACGAATACGCGGCGCAGGCTGAAAAGCTCTGCATGCTTGGCGCCACGGATAGCGAACTGGCCGATTTCTTCGAAGTCTCGGTCCGGACCGTCCACCGCTGGAAGCTGGACCACGAAGAGTTTTGTCACTCCGTAAAAAGCGGCAAGGAAAAAGCTGACGAGCGCGTTGAGCGCAGCCTTTATCAGAAGGCGACCGGCTACAACTACACGGAAGAGCAGGCCTTCAAGGTCAAGGTCGCGCAGCACAAGGAAGAGGTCGAGGTCGTTGAGGTCGAGAGACACGCGCCGGCTGATACGACAGCAGCAATCTTCTGGCTGAAGAACCGCCGCAAGGAAGAATGGCGGGACAAGATAGACCATTCGCTTTCCGCCCCCGATGGTGGGCCGGTCCAGCACCGCTTCGAGGTAGAATTTGTTGGACCCAAGAAGGATTAAGTTCCCCGAGGTCTTCCAGCCTCTAACCCGGCCGGCTCGCTATAAGGGTGCATGGGGCGGTCGCGGTTCGGGCAAGTCGCATTTCTTCGGCGGTTTCCTCGTGCTCTCGGCGCTCCGACGCCAGATAAGGGCGGTGTGCCTTCGTGAGGTGCAGAACTCGATCAAGGATTCAGTAAAGCAGCTGATCGAGGACAAGATCAGCGAATACGGGCTTGCGACTGAGTTCGACATTACCGACGCAGAAATTCGCGGCCCGAACGATAGCCTGTTCGTCTTTCGCGGCCTGAAGAACCATACGGCAGCGTCGATCAAGTCGCTCGAAGGCTTCAATGTTGCATGGGTGGAAGAGGCCCAGACTGTCACGCAGAAGAGCCTTGACCTTCTGATCCCGACCATTCGCGCCGATGGTTCTGAACTCTGGTTCTCGTGGAACCCCGACCAGCCTACGGACCCGGTTGATATTCTGATGCGGACCAACACGCCGGATGGCGGCGTCGTGGTTCGCGCCAACTACACTGACAACCCGTTTTTCCCGTCCGCTCTCGAAGAGGATATGCGTCGGGATCGACAGGTTGACCCGGCGAAATATGCCCATGTCTGGTTGGGCGAATATCAGAGCCAGGCGGACAAGCAGTTCATTTCTTGGGATTTGGTCAAGCAGGCGCAGGAGCGGCAGTTCAAGCGCGGGGCCAAGCCGATCCTGTTTGGGCTCGACGTGGCGCGCTTCGGGGACGACCGCAGCGTCCTTGCGATACGTGAAGGCGATGTTCTCACCGATCTAATGAAATGGGAGAAGATTGATACGCAGCAGCTCGCCGGCTTCGTGACGGAGGTTGCCAACTCTCGCAAACCCGATGCGATCTTTGTTGACGGCGTGGGCGTGGGTGGCGGTGTCGTTGATCGGCTACGCGCCCTCAACCTTCGCGTCATCGAAGTGAATGGCGGCGCAAGGGCAGGACATGACGCGCGATACGCGAACAAGCGTGCCGAAATGTGGGGCCGCATGAAAGAGTGGCTCGGGACGCGCGGTGTGCTGGCCGAGTGGGATATCGATATCGCGGCCGAGCTGACCGGCCCGATGTACAGCTTCGATGCCTCTAACCGCGTCCTCCTTGAAAAAAAGGACGACATGAAGAAGCGCGGCCTTCGCTCGCCCGATCTGGCTGATGCGCTGTCGATGACATTCGCTGAGCCTGTGGCGGTGGCGGCGGTGTCTGACTACGGCTTTGAGCCGATGTTCGTCGCACCGGACGAAAACCTTTTAGAATCTTGGTAGTAGCAATTCACTTTAGCCGTTGAATCTGCTATAAAAATTCGGGCCTCAAACGGTGTTTGCACCACCGCGAGGCCCTGACCAAGCCAACCTGTAAGGAGGTCGAAATGGCTGATGATCGTATATGCTCCGTGGATGGGTGCGGCAAGCCTCACTACTGCCGGTCGCTGTGCAGGAGGCACTACCGGCGACTATTGCGGTCCGGTGACACCGATATGGAATTGGCTGATGCTGGGGAGCCAGACCGATATCTGAATGACGTTGTAATCAACTATGATCGCGATGAATGCCTGTTTTGGCCATTTGCGAGATCAAAAGGATACGCATCGATCAGTCGAGGCGTTGGCAGGTCAGCGCTCGTCCACCGTATCGTTTGCGAGCGTGTACATGGCCCTTCTGTCGGGGGCAGGAAGTATGCGGCCCATTCATGCGGGAAGGGCCATCTAGGGTGCGTGAACCCAAAGCATCTCCGCTGGGCAACACATCAAGAAAATATGATGGACCGCATCGACCACGGCACGGACAATCGTGGCGAGAGGTCAGGCCACGCCAGATTGACGCGGGGGGACGTGTTGACCATTCGCGCGATGTTCGCCTCCGGGTTGAGCCAGCCGTATATCGCGAGGAAGTTTGATGTGGCCCGAACGACGGTTAGCAGCATCACGAGCGGGCGTAGTTGGGCTTGGCTGTAGAAATCAAACCGGCCTGCCCCAGGGACTTATGTTTCGTCGCCGCCAATCTACGGGAAGCGGACAGGCGTGAGGTTTTCGCGACCGCCGTTCTGGAGAGTGCAACGGCGGCGGCCATGCTGTCTTGGTATGCTTCGGGGCCCGAATGGTCTTGGACGGCATGGATGGATGACCAGCCGCATGCAGCTTTCGGGGTGTCACGGGCGAGCCCGTTTCAACCTCATATTCGGTCGGCGTGGCTTTGGGGCGGCCCAAAAACAAAGCGGTGCGCTCCGGCTATCACGCGTTTTTGCAAGCAGGAATGGCCCCCGCGACTGATAGGCGAGGGCGTGACCCGCGTCGAAATCAGAAGCCTGAAAGATCATGACTTGGCCCACAGGTGGCTCAAGGCGCTACCGGCTCGCTACGAAGGCGAGATGACCGGTTACGGCGTCAATGGCGAGTCGTTCGAACTGTGGGCATTCATCAAAGAGGATTGGCAGCATGTGCTTTTCAAAGCCGCCTGAAGTGAAAGTTCCAGATGCGCCCCCTGTTCCATCCGCAGAGGCAGAGGATGCACGTCGCCGTCGTGCCAATGAGGCCGAGACCGCAAAGCAGTCTCAGGGCAGGGCGGCAACCATCATCACGTCGCCGCTCGGGGATTCGTCCTTTGGCGAGAATATCCGGCGAACGCAGATCACGGGTCTCTGATGGGCATCGTTGACGATCTTCTCAGCCTGCAAAGCAACCTCGCATTTGAGCGTGCTTTCTGGGAAGATGCATGGCGAGACTGCGTCAATCTGGCGATGCCATATGCATCACATCGCTACGATTTTGGCGGCCAGACCACGCAATCATCGCTCACAGGCATGGCTCGAGGACCGGAAGCTGTTCGCCGGTCCCGCGACTTGTACGATGGCGAGGCCGTATGGGCATCGGAGCGTCTTGCCGGCGGCGTTGAAAGCACCATTTCGCCGCGCTCGCAGAAGTGGCAGGATTTCGTTCTGGATGGCCCGTTCTCTCCCGATCCGACCGATCTGGAAGAGGAATGGTTGGACAGCCTTCGGGATTACAATTTCGGCGTACGCTACGACGCACGGTGCAATTTCGCGCTGGCCAACCAGAAGGCGATCCGCAGCGCAGTGACGCTCGGGACCGGCATCCTGTATTCCGAGGAAAATCTTGGGCGGAAGGGCATCAATCAGGTGTCGGTCCCGTTCTTCTATCGATTTGTCCCGGTGATTGAGGCGTATCTTGGCATAGACGCCTACGACGACATAGATCGGTGCATCCGCATTACGGAGATGCCGGCCCGCGCCGCTTATGACTATTTCGAGGGAAAGGTAAGCGATCGCGTCAAGAAATGCGCGGAGGATGTTCGCAAGGCGCAGCAGCCTTTCACATTCATGCATGCCGTGATCCCGCGCGAGGAGGCTGGGGACTACAGCCTGAAGCGTCAGGGAATGATGTACGCCTCATTCTGGGCCGAGGTCGAAACCAGGCATCTCATCCGGCATTCCGGCTTTTTCACCTTCCCGTATTCGGTGATGTGGTGGGATCAGGTCGACAATTCGCCCTATGGTCAATCGCCAATCATGTCGATCATGGGCGATGTGAAGATGCTCCAGGCCATGAGCAAGACATCGCTTCAGGCCGCGCAACAGATGGTCAAGCCGCCGCTCGCGACGATGAGCGGAATCTATAACCAGAGGCTCAATCTCAATCCGGGAGCGGTCAACCCAGGCTATATTGATGAGATGGGACGACAGAAGGCCCAACCGATCATCACCAATCAGAACCCGTCCTTTGCTGAAAATCTGATGGAGCTGAAACGGCAGGGGATTCGGCGCAGCACCTATGTCGATCTTTTTCAGACGCTGGTGCAAAACCCACAGATGACGGCGACTGAAGCCCTCATTCGGGCAAACGAGAAAGGCGAACTCCTTGGCCCGGCTGGCGCCAAAATCGAGGGCGCGCTTGCGCGGGCGACGGAGCGAGAGATTGATATCATTCAGCGGAAAGGGGCGTTTGAGCCAGGAACTCCGCTGACTCCGCCCGAAACCGTCAATGGCAAGAATGTCAGCGTCAAAGCAACCGGCCCACTCGCGCGGTTGCGCAGGATGCAGGAATTGCAGGGCGTCGAGAGTGTTTTGGCCATCGCCGCCAACCTCGGTCAATACGATGCCTCGGTGCTCGATAAGATTGACGCTGACGAGACGTTGGAACTGACGAGGGAAATCCGTGGCGCCCCCCGCAAGATGTTCAGGACCGATGCTGAAGTGGCCGAAAGGCGGCAACAACGTGTGCAGCAGCAGGAGCAGATGACGGCACTCTCGGCCGTCGAGACGATGGGCAAGGCGGCAGGTGCCGCCACACCTGCGATCCAGGCCGCGCTCGATGCCAACAGGGCCGGCGCATGAACTGGCGCACGCTGGCGACGCAATCGCTGCATGGACAGGCAAGGAACACCAAGGCGCACGCGAAGCTCGCCGCAGCCTATCGCGAGGTGTTCAGCCGCAATGACGAGAGCGTCGAGATCGTCCTTGCCGACCTGGCGAACTTCTGCGGCTTCTACAAAGTGCCGCCGATAGGCTCGCCACCGGAAACGCTCCTTGTCGATCAAGGGCTTAGGGCCGCCTTCGGGCGGCTCTTTTCATTCCTGTCGCTGTCCGATGAGCGGATGGCGGCATTGGAGCAGGCCGCGCGCGAAGAAGCGTTGGCCGACCACGAACAAGGGATCATCTGAACATGAGCGAAGCAGAGAATGGGCTTCCGGCGACGGAAACAACCGCTCAGACTTCCACTGTCATTGCCGACAAAGGGTCAAGCGGCGATGGCATGACTTGGGCGGCTGGCCTTCAGGCTGAAGAAAACCGCGCCCTGGTCGAGGCGAAGAAGTGGCAGACGGCGGACGATGCGATCAAGTCGTATCGCGAACTGGAAACCCACGCCAGCAAGGCCCTGCGTCTTCCGGGTGAAAATGCCACGGCGGAAGATTGGGACGCGTTCTATCAGAAGCTGGGGCGCCCGGATAAGCCGGATGGGTACGAGCTGAAGCTTGATACCAATTCGGTCCCGCAGGACTTCCCATATGATGAGACGAGCGCGGTAGAGTACCGTAACTGGGCGCACGAGGCGGGGTTGAGCCCGCGTCAGGCCCAGATGCTCCACGACAAGTTCGTTGGCTTTCAGGTGGCGCAGATGAGCGCGGCAAGGGAGCAGGCGGCCAAACGTGAAGGCGACGCCCACCGCGCCATTGTGCAAGAATGGGGTGATCCTGACACGGCCGGCTATCGACAGAATGTCGAGCTGGCAAGTCGCGCCATTTCTCAGCTTGGGCTCAAGGATGCCCTGGTCGAGAGCGGTGCGATTTCGACAGATGGAGCAATCCGACATCCCGCAATTGCGAAGGCAATGGCCAAGGTCGGCAAGGAACTCTACGCGGAGGACAGCATGGCGACAAACGCCAACGGCGTCCTCTCCAATCCGTTCTCTGACGGTGACAATTTCAACCTGACGAAGCAGGGCGAGCTAATTCGCTCCGACCCGAGGAAAGCGACGGCTCTGATCCGTGCTGCCGGCAAAAACCCGGCA